AGGGCTTGCGTGCGAGGGCAGGTTTCAGGATTTGGATTGAGCACAAAAATAGATCGGAGTTGACGATGGGACAGCGTGGGCCAGCACCTCAGCCGACTCGGTTGAAGCTGCTGCGCGGCGAGACGCGCCCTAGCCGAGTCAACTATTCCGAGCCACTTCCGGCTCGCACGGACTTCAGCCCTCCAGCCGAACTGAACGCGGAGGCCCGCCAAGTTTGGAACGAGGTGGTCGAGGCGGTCGCCCATACGGGGATGTTGACTGCCGCAGACCTGCACACGCTCCGCCTCTATTGCGAGGCAGCGGTGCGCTATCGGGAGGCTGACCGGCTCTATGCCGAGACTGGCCCGCTCACGCGGGGACAGGCTGGCGAGTTGGTAAAGAATCCTTTACATCAGATCGTCCGCGACAACGCGACGCTGATGCTCCAGCTCGCTGGCAAACTGGGCCTCACACCGGCTGCGAGAAGCGGCCTGACAGGAGACCTAGATGCCCAAGCGAACTCGGCGGCAGCCAAACTCGATGCCCTCATCTCGGCAGCCCGCAAAGCCAAATAGTCAGGGCAGCCAAGTCTCGGACTTCATTGAGAACTTCTGCCGACTGACCAAAGGCGACGACGCTGGCAAGCAGATCACCCTGCGCCCGTGGCAGAAACAGATCCTCAACGACCTCTACGAGCTGGACGAGAACGGGCTACGGAAACACCGGCGCGCCCTCATCGGGCTGCCCCGTAAGAACTCCAAGTCACTTCTCGGCGCTGGCATCGCCCTCTTCGGCCTTGTCGTGGATGAAGTTGGATCAGAGGTCTACGCCGTCGCCGGAGACCGCGCTCAAGGGCGTATTGTCTTCCGCGAGGCGGCTCGGATGGTGGAACTTGATCCAATCCTCTCGCAGCGCCTTCGCGTGATGCGCGATGTGATTGAGATGCCGTCCACCGGCTCCGTCTTCCGCGTCCTCTCAGCCGACGCTTCCCGCGCCGAGGGTCTCAACCCAAGCACGGTGGTCTTTGACGAGGTGCACGTCCAGCCTGACGACAGGCTTTGGAACACGATGAACCTCGGTTCTGGTACGCGCAAGCAGCCGCTGATCGTGGGCATCACGACGGCAGGCAGCCGCACGGATAGCCGTGGGCAAGACACCGTATGCTTCAAGCTCTGGCAATACGGGATGCGACTCAAGGCAGGCGAGATCGCCGACCCCTCCTTCTTCTTCCGTTGGCACGGCGCTCCTGACGGAGCCAATCACCTTGACCCGAAGGTCTGGGCCGAAGCCAACCCCGCCTTTGGCGACTTCCTCCACCCGTCTGACTTTGAGTCGGCGGTGCTGAGCATCCCTGAGGCAGAGTTCAGAACCAAGCGCCTCAACCAATGGGTCACGGCGGCGACCGGCTGGCTACCAGGCGGGGCGTGGGATCGGCTCGCAGGCGAGCGCCAGATCCAAGATGGCGAGGAGATCGTCATTGGCTTTGACGGCTCGTTCAGCGGTGACTGCACAGCGATGGTCGGCTGCACGAAGGATGGCTTTATCCAGCCGCTCGCCCTCTGGGAGCGTCCGATGGACGACCCTCATTGGCAGGTGCCAATGGACGAGGTTGAAGCCCGAATGTACGACCTCTGCAAGAAATATCAAGTGCGCGAGATCAGCGCAGACCCCTATCGCTGGGCGAGGACCCTGCAAAAGTGGGAGACGGACGGCTTGCCCGTGGTCATCTACCCGCAGAGTCCTGCCCGAATGGTCCCAGCTTGTGCCGCCTTCTACGAGGCGGTGACGCAGGAGACCGTAAGCCACAACGGTGACGCGGCGATGAGCCGCCACCTAGACAACTGCTCGGTCAAGATTGACCGCTTCGGCCCTCGTATCGTCAAGGAGCACCGAGGCTCCCCGCGAAAGATTGACCTCGCCGTGTGCGCGGTGATGGCGTATGATCGTGCCCGCTACCACGCACAAGCACCAGCGGCACCTAAAGCAGCGGAGTTCATCACCCTATGAAATCAACCATCCTAGAGTTGTCGGGCATTGTCCTCGTCATCGCAGGTCTCTGGCTCATTGAGCCGCTGAGCCTGATCGCTGCCGCGGGTGCCGTCCTTGTCGCTCTCGGCTATACCTGGAGGGACTAAGTGAGCATCCTGCGTCGCGTCTTCACCTCATCCGAGCAGCGATCATTGACGCTGCAAAACCTCACGCCGCTCGCCTTTGACAAGGTTCCCTTCCTCGGCAACCGTGAGGTTGATCAGAAGGCGGCGCTCGGACTCACGGCAGCCTACGCCAGCGTGCGACTGCTTGCCGATGTCGTCTCATCCTTCCCTCTTGACGCCTATCGCCGCGACAACGGCATCCGACGACCGTACCGTCCAGCGGGCGCGAAGCCGTCGTGGATGCTCACGCCGATCCCTGACGAGCCGACCTACACGATCAACCAGCTCATCAGCGAGATCGTGGTGTCTCTCTACACGGACGGCAACGCCTTCATCTACGCGCCGCGCGACGAGCGTGGTGAGGTGCTGGAGGTGCGAGCCGTTGACCCGCGCCGCGTGGAGATCTACCGCGAAGGTCGCGAGATCAAATACAAGATCCATCAGGGGCAGGGCCAGCCGACGGCGGTTTACGGGCAGGAGACCATCCTGCACATCCCGCTCATCGCGATGCCAGGCGAACTTCGCGGCATCAACCCGATCCATCAACTCCGCGTCTCCCTTGCCCTCGGCTTGACGCTTGAGGACTACGCGAGCAACTTCTTCCGCACCGGCAGCACGCCAACGGGCATCATCGAGGTGCCGACTGATCTGACCAAAGAGCAGGGCGAGCAGCTCAAGGCGGGCTGGGCACGCCATCACAGCGGGCAGAATATGCACACGCCAGGCGTGCTCACGGGCGGCGCAACCTTCAAGCCGCTCACCTTCCGACCTGAAGACGCGCAACTCCTCGCCTCGCGACAGTTCAATGTTGAGGAGGTTGCCCGCATCTTCCGCATCCCGCCGAATCTCTTGCAGGTCACGACGCCAGGCGCGATGTCCTACAACTCGGTGGAGCAGCAGAACCTCGCCTTCGTGCAATACACCCTGCGACCGCTCGTGGAGATGATCGAGCGACCGCTCAGCACGCTGATCCTCCTGCCAGACGCCTTCGTCAAGTTCTCAATGGACTCCATCCTGCGAGGCACGACGAAGGATCGCTACGACACCTACCGCGTCGGGCTTCAAGAGGGCTGGCTCAATGTCAACGACATTCGTAAGTTTGAGGACTTCGGGCCGATTGAGTCAGGCGACTCCTACCGAATGCCTCTCAACGAAGCCGATGCCGAGACCGCGATGCTCTCCACGAAGGTAGACATCGTAGCGAAACTCGTGCAGGCTGGCTTCTCTCCAGCCGACGCCTCACGCCTTGTCGGAATCAAAGTCGCGCACACTGGCGCAGCGCCAGTGACCGTGCAGCAACAGAACGCAGCTGAGGATGACACCGAGAAGCGCGAGGTCATCCAGCCGATCATAAATGTCACCGTTCCGACGCCTGAGGCGCGCACGCGCCGAGTAGAGCGCGACGAGAGCGGCAATATCACCGCAATCGTAGAGGAGTAGACCGATGGCACTGACCCCAACGACACGCAACACGATGCTCGGCACGATCACGAGCAATGTCACGCACTTCAGCCTGCACACGGCTGACCCAGGCACGGCTGGCACCGCAGAGGTCACAGGCTCCCCGTACACGCGCGAGGCGGCATCGTGGGCAGCGGCATCAGGTGGCACCGCAGCCACAAGCGCGGAAGTTGTCTTTGATGTGCCTGGCTCTACGACGATCACGCACATCGGCTATTGGTCGGCATCTACCGCAGGCACCTTCTACGGCAGCCGCTCACTCGATGCTTCGCAGACCTACGCCACGACGGGAACCTACACGCTCGCCAGCGGGAACATCACCGAATCCCTGACCTAACCAATGGCGACGGGCCGTTGGCAACCAAGCGCCACGAAGGGCGCGATCTGGGACGCATACGAATGGGGACTAGGGCCTGAGGCAGACGGGAGCGTCGCTGGCGTCACCACGAGCGCAGGATCTGCGACGGGGCGCGAGAACGATCTCGGGATCATCACCGGCATCACCACGAGCGCGTTCAGCGTGCTCGGCGTGCTGGATATTGCAGCCTCGATCAACGGAATCACAGAGAGCACAGGCACGGCGCAGGGCACAAAGCCAGGCGCAGCTTCGCGTCCAGGCTACTACGCACAGCGACCAGTGCCAGTCTTCAAGCCGCAGGCAATCGCCTTCAAGGGCGAGGTGTTCGCCTACTCCTTCTCTCGCGGCACCGCTCGCGGTGCTCAGGGCTTCGCGGGCCGCGCAATCAGCGCACCGCTCACGACCGAAGGTCGCGCCGCACGCTCCGCGTGGGGCTACGCAGGGCGGGTCAAGGCAGCGAGCCACACCAAAGAACTGCGGGCCAAAGGATGGGGTCGCACACACGAAGAACGCCGACACGAGGAAGATCTCCTCGTGCTCAACCTGAGGTGATCAGATGACCTTCCGCGCAGAGCAATACAGCATTGGAACAGCGGCGGCGGCAATCGCCACTGCGACGGCAAAGAACATCCACGAGATCTCAATGGAACTCGGCGCGAACAAGAACATCTGGGTTGGCGGCGCAGCCGTCACAAGCACCACAGGGTTTGAGATCGTCAAGGGCGGCCTTACGACGCTCAAGATCGGCAACGGCGATGTGCTTTACGCCATCTCTGACTCTGCCGATACCGTGCTGGATGTGTACGACTTCCAGGTTGATCCGTAATGCCGTACTTCATCACCGATGACAGCGCACAGTGCAGCGGCTGGGCGGTCGTCAAGCAGGACGGCGAAGTGATGGGCTGCCATACCACCAAGCAGGACGCCATCGCACAAATGGTCGCGATCTCGCAGGCTGAAGGCATTGAGCCTGGCGGCGAGCGCGCCTTGCCAGACAACTACCGTCCCGCACTCGCTCCTGATGTGCCCGAAGGCCGCGCCTGCGGCAACTGCCACTTCTACAACGAAGATATGGTTCAGGGCGACAAGGCGTATTGCGAGAAGTGGGAAGCCTATGTCAACGGCGCGTACTATTGCAATGCGTGGCAGCCGCACGAGGAAGAGGAAGCAGGCTACGGCTACGACGACGAAGACTACGACGACGAAGACGAGGATGACTACGAGGACCGCGCCGATGCGCCCGCTCCGCCGAAAGATCAGATCACGGGCAGCGACGAGAATGAGCCAGGCTCCGCAGGAAATAAGACCGGCGACATCACGCTGACTGAAGCCACGGAGACTGCGCTTCAGAACAAGGCCGATGCCCACAACGAAGAGATGAACAAGCAGGATCGCCCGAACTGGACGCGGGTGCGCGTCGGATCGCTGCGATCCGTGTATCGCCGAGGATCGGGCGCATACTCAGTCAGCCATCGCCCAGGCGTCAGCCGAGCGGCGTGGTCAATGGCTCGCGTCAACGCCTTCCTCTACCTCGCACGCACGGGCGCACCAAAGAACTCTGCCTATGTCGGCGACAACGATCTGCTTCACCCAGATCATCCGCGCTATCGCAATGAGGAGCGCGCTCCGATCAACCCAGACGGCTACAAGCCGACCGAGGCAATGCAGGCAGAGGCGAGGCGCGGCCTTGATTGGCGCGCTGAGTTTGGACGCGGCGGGACCCTTGTGGGCGTGGCTCGCGCACGCGACATCGTGAATGGCAGCAACCTGCCGTTTGAGACGGTGGTGCGGATGCGCTCGTTCTTTGCACGACACGAAGTGGACAAGCAAGGTCAAGGATTCAATCCCGGCGAAGACGGCTATCCGTCCGCTGGCAGGATCGCGTGGGCGCTTTGGGGCGGCGACGCGGGTAAGCGGTGGGCCGACAATATCGTCGAGAACGCCGAGCGTAAGGAGAAACCGAAGATGGCAATCGAGTACCGACAGTTCCAGACGGAGATCCGCGCGGAAGGCGAGGACGGGCACACCTTCACGGGTTATGCCGCCATCTTCAACTCCGAAGCCGAAGGGCTGAGCACGCGGGAGATCATCAAGCCAGGCGCGTTCTCCAAGAGCGTAGCTGCGGCTGAGCGCGGCGAGTGGGAAGTCAAGGCGCTTCAGGATCACGATCCAAAGTACTTCCTCGGCTCAACCAAGACCGGCACGCTGGATCTTGAAGAGGATGATCGCGGCCTCAAGGTGCGCGTCTCCCTCAACCCAGAGGTGACCTTCGCCTCCGACCTCGCCGCAATGCTGCGCCGAGACGGTGCGGCGATGGGAATGTCCTTCGGCTTCTCCGTGCCGAACAAGGGCGATGCCTACGACGACAAGGGCGTGCGTGAGCTGCGGAATGTCCGCCTGCACGAAGTCAGCCTCCTGACGGGCAACCAGCCCGCCTATCCAGCCACCATCGGCTTGGGCGCAGTCCGTTCGCTCTCTGAGCGCACCGAGATTGACCCATCAACGCTGATGCGTGCCTTTGACGCACTTCTCGCGGGAGCGCCCGATGCGGATTCAGCCGCAACGCTTGATCTCGCAATCCGCAAGATCAGTCCTGATCTGCGGCCTGAACCTGAGACTACAACGGAGCCAGAGGAAGCCGATGACCGGCTCGTACCTCTCTCTGTTCGTGAGCGCCAGTTGGCACTTGCCAAACTGGAACAGCAGATTCGCTAGGGCGCAGCGCGAGGGCCTCACGGCACCACCGCTGGACGCACCACCGATGACGCAATCAACCCCAAACCAGATAGCGTAAGGAGTTAGACCAATGTCTGACATCACCAAGACGCTTCACGAGCAGTACCGAAACGACTGGGAAGAGGCTAAGTCCCTCCTCAATCGTGCGGCTGACGAGAAGCGCGAACTTTCCGCAGAGGAAGAGGCTCGTTGGACGAGCCTGAACGATTCAATGTCTGCACGCAAGGCCAAGATGGATCAGGTTGCTGCCGCTGAAGAGCGCAGTGAGAAGATCGGCGCACTCGCAGAGCGCGCACTCAAGGTTGAGAATGCAGTCAAGGCTGACAACGATAGCGATGTCCTTCGGGCAATCGCAACCGGCGAGAAGCGACGCGCTCAGTTTGAGATCCGCGCTCTTGCATCCGCAGCCGCAACCGTCCCAGTCACCTTCGCCGACTTCGTTGTCGTCGCGTTGACTGAGGGCAACCCGATCTACGAAGGCGCAACGAAGCTTCGCACGACCACGGGCGAGCAGATCACTCTGCCACGCGTGACGGCGAACCAGTCAGCCGCTTTCGTGACCGAAGGTTCAACGATCACCCCAGCCGATCCGACGATCTCGTCAATCACCCTCTATGCGAACAAGATCGCCAGCCTGACGCTTTTGTCGGCTGAACTTGTCCGCGATTCTGGATTTGACATCCTCGGCACAGTGGGCACCCAGGCGGGGGCCCAGATTAGTTTCGTTAGCGGTTCAGCGATGACCATCGGCACCGGCACGGTTCTGCCACAGGGCTTCGTCTCTGCGGCAACGGGCTTGAGCACCGCAACAAAGGCAGGCACCGTCTCGGCGACCTTCTTTGATGCGCTTGACCTTGCAACCGTCCTTTACTCGCTCAATCCTTCGTATCGCAACACCAACACTGTTTGGCACGCGGCTACGACGGCAGTGAGCAAGCTCCGCAAGTTGCAGGATCTCAACGGGCAGTTTGTCTTCCAGCCGTCAATGGCGGCTGGTCAGCCTGACACCCTGATGGGATACCGACTCAAGGAGAATGTCCATATGGCAGCGGTGGCTTCGGCCTCCAAGTCAGTGGCCATTATCCACGAGCCTTCGTACTATGTACGAGAACTCCCGATTGAGGTTGCGTCGTCAAGCGACTACCTCTTCAACACAAACCAGATTGCGCTACGCACTCTGTATGGTGTTGACGGAAACATCCCTGACCTGAACGCGGTCAAGGTGCTCGTCTCGGCGAACACCTGATCCTAGCGATCTAGGCTCAACCCTCCCGTCGGGCTTCGGCTCGGCGGGAGGACAAATAACAGGAGGAGGCAGCACCGTGAGAATCGGTTGGACATCTAACGCGCCGTGGGCACCCACGGGATACGGCACACAGACGAACGAGATCGTCCCGCGCCTTGCAGCCGATGGGCATAAGGTCGCGATAATGGCGAACTACGGCTTCGCTGGCTCCACGATGGAGTGGCGACCTGGCATCCCCGTGATGGGACAAGGGCTAGACGCCTACAGCAATGACCTCACGCCCGCGCAGATCGGCAACTGGATCAACCAGACGACCGAGGATGGCGCAGGGCTGGGCATCTCTCTCTACGATGTCTGGGTATACAAGTCGCCGCAGTGGGACGAGATCCCAATGGCGTCGTGGACGCCTGTTGATCACAGCGTCGTACCTGAAGAGGTCAAGGCGTGGTTCAACCGTAAGGGCGCAGGCAAGTGGGCTATCGCGATGAGTCGCTTTGGCGAGCGCGAACTGCTTGATGCTGGACTAGAGCGCGACCGACTCTTCTACGCGCCGCACAGCATTCCGCTTGACATCTTCAAGCCTACGCCATCCAACATCCGCGCCGACCTGAATATTCCAGCCGACGCGCACCTCACGATTTGCCCGCAGGCGAACAAGGGCGTCACCCCGATCCGCAAGGCGTGGCCCGAACTGCTCCTCGCGTGGAGCCGCTTCGCACAGAAACACACCGATGCCTACCTCTACCTTCACACTGAGATGTTCGGTCTCGCTAACGGCACGAAGTTGGAGCGGCTGCTCAAGGCGGTCAACGCCCCGATGGATCGGGTGCGAGCCGTGCCGCAGTTCGCCTATCGGCAGGGGCTGGATCAGGCGGTGCTCGCCAAGTGCTACACTGCAGCCGATGTGCTCCTTCAGCCCAGCAAGGGCGAGGGCTTCGGCATCCCGACAATCGAGGCGCAGGCGTGCGGCACGCCCGTGATCGTCACGAACTGGACGGCAATGCCCGAACTCGTGGGCGTCGGCTGGAAGGTCGGCGGTCAGCCAGAGTGGGATGAGCTGCAGACCGGCTGGTGGATGACCCCGAATGTTGACGAGATCGTAGACGCGCTGGAGCAGTCCTACGCGCTCAAGGCTGACACCGAGAAGGCGAAGGCAGCGTCCGAGGCGGCGGTTGCTTTCGCATCTAACTACAGCACCGAGAAGGTCTACGCCGAGAACTGGCGTCCGATCCTCAAGCAGATCGAGTCTGAGATCCCGAAGGCGAGCGGCCTGAACCGCGAACAGCGGCGAGCCGCCAAGCGCAAATGAGCGTCACGGTTGTCACGGCAACGCTGCCTGAGCGGGAGAAACTGCTCAAGCGAGCCGTTGATTCGGTGCGAGAGCAGATCCTCCAACCAAGCGCACACCTGATCGGCGTGGATTATGCACGACGCGGCGGCGCGGCAATGAAGAACGATCTGGCTTTTGCCGCGCAGACCAAGTGGATCGCGCTGCTAGACGATGATGACTACCTCTACCCCAATCACCTGTCCTCGCTCGTTGAGGCTGCGGAGCGCGACGGATCTGACATCGCCTACTCCTACGATGACGGTGCAAGGATGTACCGCGTCGGCTTTGAGGCGAACGCGCTGCGATCTAGCAGCATCGTCAGCCACAACGCCATCGTTCGCACCGCGCTCTTCAGAGAGTTGTGCGGCTTTGATGTCATCAAGGGCTACGACTGGCACTTCTGGGTCAAGGCGCTCAACCACGGCGCGAAGTTCACACTCGTGCAAGAAGCGACCTGGTTCTACGATCTCAGCAACGAATGGAAGCACGAGAGCCGACCGTGATCGTCATCCTCGCCGCTGGCAAAGCATCACGGTTAGGCGGCACGAACAAACTGCTCGTGGAGGCGGCTGGGCTGCCCGTGCACGAGTGGCACCGGCGTGCGGCTGGCAAACAGCCGACCTACGCGGTTGTGAGGCGAGACGACGAGAAGTCGGTGCTCAGCGCCGCTCCCTGGCTGGCTGGGGTGATTCCCCACGATGAGGCAGACGGCCCGTCTGGGGCGCTCCTGAGTGCCTCTACGGGGCTTCCAGGCGGCGCGCTCACCGTGCTCTTCGCCGATACCCTGCTCCCGCAGGTGCCAACGCACGATGGCGACTGGGTGGGTGTAGCTGCGGCACCGTGGAGAATCTGGGACTACTACGACGCTTCCACCGAAGGCGGCTGGACGCGCGGCATTCCCGAAGTGCTTGTATGCTGCGGCATCTACCGCTTCACCAATCGCGAACTCCTCAATGACATCTGCTATGACCTCAAACTCGGCTCAACCAATGAAGTGCATATGGCTGATGTTCTGAGGTCGTATGCACCTCACCAGCCGCTCACGGAACTCATCGTGTCCGGCTGGCAGGATGCTGGCGACCCTGACGCGCTCAAGCGTGTCCAACCAATCAAGGAGACCTGATGGCAATCACGAACGGCTACACGACCGGCTCTGCGGTCAAGACGGCTCTGGGCATCATTGACGCAACCTCGGACACCGAGTTGGAACTCGTGATCGAGTCGGTCAGCCGCCTGATTGACGATTATTGCGGGCGATTCTTCTATCAGTCCGCTGCATCCACCGCCTTCTACACGGCGCAGGACTATCTCGTGCAGCCGATTGACGACTTCGCCAGCGTCTCCGCGATCACGACTGACGGCGATGCCAACGGCACCTTCAGCACCTCGTGGGTCATCAACACCGACTGCGCGCTTGCGCCGTTCAACGCAGCGACTACTGGACGACCGTTCACCGAGGTCATCGCGCTCACCGAAGGCGCGAACACCTTCCCTGTGGAGATCGTCAAGGCGGTCAAGATCGTCGGAACACGCGGCTGGCCTTCAGTGCCCAAGCCCGTAGAGATGGCAACCATCATCCAAAGCGGGCGTATCTTCAACCGACGCAACACTCCATTCGGAATCGCAGGATCGCCGGAAGTGGGGCAGATGCGTCTGCTCGCACGCCTTGACCCTGATGTGGAGCAGATGCTGCGCGCCTACCGCGTCGCAGCCCAGGCGGTCTAAATGGCGCTGGATACCTACGCCATCGGCACGGCGCTCGCCGCTCGATTCTCGGCTGCCAACACGACGCCCCCTGCGGGCTACGACGAGGTGCGGCTAGCGACGGCGAACCCGCCTGATATGATCTCGGTGTTTCCGTCCGTGGTGGTCTTTCCCCCTTCCACCACGGCGGAATACGGCCCCAATCGCCTCGTGCGACAGATTCACCGCTTCCCCGTGCGCTTCTATGTGGCAAAGGGGATGGGCACCGACCGTGCAGTCAAGGCGCTCTACGCCTGGCGCGATGTGCTCGTAGAGGGCGTGGTCAGCGATATGCAGCTCGGCTTGCCGAATGTCGTCGTCAAGGCACTCGTGCCGGATATCCGTATGGGAGAATCCGAGTACGGCGGCGAGATGTTCGCCGTGATCGAGATGCAGGTGGAAGTGACGACTCGCGAAGTGCTGAGCACGATCGCCCCGTAATGGCAGAAACCAAAGTCTCTTTCAGTATCCAATACAAGACCGAAGCGACCGAGCGCTACTTCTCGCAGTTCTATGGTTCTGAACTAGAGGCAGTGCTTGAGGCAATGCGCGATGCTGCTGGTAAGGCGATGCAGCCAGTCTTGCAGCAGTCGTATCTCTCTAGGGGCGTTGGTCGTAAAACAGGGAACCTGTATCGCTCAATCAAGCCAGTCAAAATCAAGCGACAGCCAGGCACCATCGGCGTCATTGCTGGCCCGATTCCAGGCAAGCGCGGCGGCAATCATCGCCATCTGATTGAGTTTGGCACGGGAGCGCACCGTATTTATCCGAAGGAAAATGGGATTTTGCGAGCAGCATTCGGCTATGCCAAGTTGGTTGAGCACCCTGGTGGTCGAGCAAAGCCGTTCGTCACACCAGCAGCAGCCAGCGCATTGGAAGCAGGTCAGCAAGCGGCTGACGCAGTTCTTGGAAGATACTTGGAGAAGGCAAACGCCCTCTCCTCTGTAGAAGAAAGTTAGGAGAAACAAATGGCAGTCAACCAGTTACTCAAACTCGTGGGAGCGCTTGAATCAACGGCTGGTTCCGCTGCCACCGCAACCCGAGTCCTCTACGCGAATGAGGCAACCCCTTCACAGGAAGTCACGAGCATCGCTAACACGACGCTTCGCGGCACCTACTTTGAGGCGTATGAGATCAACCCTGGCGTTGAGCGCAACGGCTTGAACATCGCAGGGCCAGTCCTCTACAGCCAGATTCCGTTCTGGCTTGAGAGCAGCGTCAAGGGCGGCGTCACGCCTTCCGGCACCGTCGCGCCATACACCTGGACTTACAGCCCGAACAGCGGCACGGCGAACGCGCCGAAGACCTTCACGGCTGAGTGGGGCTGGGCAGACGGCGGCACGGTTGTGCCAACCTACCGTCTCGCTGGCTGCGCCACGGACGAACTGAGCATCTCCTATGTCAAGGACGAGGCGGTCACCTTCACGGCGACAACCATCGCCGCAGGCACGGTCGCGCTCGGAACTGCATACAGCGCCTCACCAAGCGATACCACACAGGTCAGCGTGCTCGGCGTAGACGCAGCCGTGTTCATTGACGCGACGACGATCGGCTCAACCGCCGACACCTCGGTGCAAGAGGCAACCTTCACGCTCACGCGCGGACTCGTCCGACGCGAAGTGCTTGACGGAACCTCGGCAGCCGTGGATACGGTGGCTCCTGTTGCGCGACAGGCGCGACTTGAGATCGTCCGATACTTCACGAACCGCAACGAACTTGATCAGTTCCTGCTCAAGAGCGAGCGAAAGATTCGCATCTTGTCCACAGGGCCAACGCTCGGCGCGGGCACCTATGAGTTCCAGTTGGACTTCTATGGTGTGGCAGACACTCACGAGATCGCGGAAGTTGATGGCGTCATCGTGGCGAACATCACCTATCGTGGCATCGTGGATTCGGCTGCGAACACGGACTTCTCCATCGTGGTAAAGAACAACCTCGCAACGATTTCCTAAGCAGGACAAGGAGGCAGAATGCTAAAGGCAAAGACGACTAAACTTGAGTTGACCGGCGATCTCGCTGGTCACTGGGTTGAAGTTAGAGAGTTTACTTGGGGCGAGATCAAGGCTATCCGCGCCGCAGACGCGACCGAAGAAGAGAGTACCGACAGGCTCCTGTCGCTCATCTCGTCGCACAACCTCGGCGTGGATAGTCTTGACAACCTCCCGCTCAGCGGTCTCATCGTGATCGCGAACCGAATGCGCGACTGGATTGAGGAACTTACACTCCCAAAAGAGCAGGGCAGCAACTCCGTACAGCCCTCGCCAGAACAGCAATAAACCCCGACGCGAAAGCGCCGGTGCCGCTGGAGTACGCGCTCGATGCGCTAGCTCAGCGGTGGGGCGTCGCGCCGTGGGAACTGGAAGAGGCTCCTGGCGAATGGGTGCTGCGTGGCTTGGAGTTTATGAGGATTGAATCGTCGGTGACGACGAGAAAGGCGGGCAAGCGTGGCTGAACGAACGACGACACTTGCCGTCATTCTCAAGGATGGTGCCTCTAAGGGAATGCGCGAACTCAATAAGACAGCGCGCACCTTAGAAAAAACGGCTGGCAAACTCAACGCTCCGTTCGCCGCAGCCGCGAAGGGCTTTGCGATTGCGGCGGGTGCAGCCGTCGTCGTGGGCGGTGCGATGTTCGCAGCGGCGAAGGCAGCAGCCGATGAAGAAGCGTCAATCGCTCGTCTTGATGCTGCTCTCGCGGCCAATACAAAGATCACCGAGGATCAGCGCAAGCAGATGGACGCGGCTATTGAGACGCGCAAGAATCTTGCTTTCAGCGATGATGATTTACGAGACTCCCTTGCTCGGCTCGTACCACGCACAGGCGATGTGACGAAGGCGATTGAACTACAAGGGTTGGCAACAGATTTCGCTCGTCTCAGGAACATTGACCTGAAAACTGCAACCGAAGTAGTCGGCAAAGTCTTCAGCGGCAACACTGGAATCTTGAGCCGATACGGTATCACCGTCGGTAAGGGGACAACCGCAACGGAGGCTCTTGCCTTGATGCAGGAGCAGGCGGCTGGTTCTGCGGATGCATACGCAAACACAACCGCAGGAATGATGGAGACGATTCAGAACACGCTTGATGATGTCGTTGAGGACATTGGAGGCGTTGTGTTGCCGATCTTGTCAGAGGTTCTGACATTTTTCCGCGACGAGATTTTGCCTCGCATCCGTGATTTCGGTATTGCATTTGCCAACGCCTTCACGCAGGCTGTGGAGTTCCTGCGACCGTTCATCACCACGATGGTCACGCAGGTTCTGCCCGCCATCATCAACGTCGCTGGCGCAATCATTGGAAAACTTGTTGAGGCGTTCAAGGCGATCGCCAAGTTCGTCAGCGAAAACATTGGCATCATTCTTGTTGTTGTAGGGGCGTATACCGCATTCACCATCGCCGTAAACATCGCTGCAGCCGCTGTTGGTGCGTACCGAACCATTATGGCGTTGACTAATCTCACAATGCAATCTTTTGGTGGCCCGATCGTTGTGGCCATCGCGCTTATCGCCGCGCTTGTCGCGGGGCTGATCATTGCCTACAACTCAAGCGAAGACTTCCGCAACATTGTGAACGCAATCTTTGACGCGATCAAGCCAGTCCTAAAAATCCTCGGCGACCTTTTCCTAATGGTAGGCACGACTATCGTCCGCGCCTTTGGTGCGGCATTTGACATTGTGAAAAGCCTCGTTGCGCTTCTCTGGGGCGACGGCAAGGGACCGCTTGCCATTGCCGTAGGCGCAATCGGCGACTTGTTTGGCGGGCTAGGTGAAATCATTGGCTTCTTTGTTGGACTGGTACAGGGCGCGCTTGACATCGTGCAGAAACTTATCAACCTTGCCAACAATCTGCCGTTCATCGGCGGCTTCTTGCCAGCCCAGGGCACGCGCACGAAGCGCGAGCGCGAGCGCGCACTTGGTGGCCCTGTCACCGGCGGGCAACAGTATATGGTCGGCGAGCGAGGGCCTGAACTCTTCGTACCGAATCAGTCAGGCAGCATCGTGCCAAACAACTCCCTCGGCGGTCAGATAAATGTCACCGTGCAGGCGGGTGCCTTCCTCGGCTCGTCTGACGATGCCCGCGAGTTCGCTCGCCGCATCTACGGCGCGCTGAATGACGAAGCCAAGCGCCGAGGCACGGTACTCGGAGGTGCTCGATGAGCGTAAGTCAGCCAACCCTATCCTCTGGCGCGACGACGATCACGCTGCCATTCCCTGTCCGCACGAACGCGGTCAAGCTGGAATACAGCACGGTCGGCGGCAGCCGCCTCACCGTCAACGGCTCAATCCGTACCTGGTCAGTCGGCTATCGTTTCTCCTACTCGCTCGCCTTTGAGTACGAGAATGTCACGACTTACGACGCGCTCGTCGCGCTCTATTGGGCGAATGTCAGCAACCAGACCACCACGACCTTCACCTGGACGGGCGGCCCGTTCACGCCAGCCCAGGCTGGAGTCACCGTCCGCATTGACTCAATCAGCGATCTGGTCACCGTCTACCCCGATGTGACGAAGGGCGACTACCAGATCACGCTCGTTGAGGTTGACGCCCGCACAACCTAAGGAGGCATCGTGGCACTGAGCGCAAACCTGATCGCCGCGATTGCCGACAAGCAGCATCGTCCAGTCATCAAGCTGGAGATTGACTGGGATGGCGATGGCGTCTTTGACGACGAGACCGGCTATGTGCTTGACGCGGTTGGCATTGAGTCCTTTGACCCTGACACGGGCGCGCTCCAGCCAGGCGAGTGCAACCTCACGCTGGACAATCTCAATCAACGCTTCAGCGCAGAGAACGAGAACAGCCCGATCTACGCCTACCTTCAGGGCGCATTCCTGAGCACGAAGGCGAAGGTCAGCCTCGGATATTTCTACAACGGCGCGGCACAGACGCGCACGCTCGGCACCTACATCGTGCGCTCGGTCGTGCCGCGTGAGCAGGCGCGAGTGGCGCAGATGCGCCTGCTTGACATCTCCGCGCGGTTTGCCAACACGCCGACCTACTACGGCCCTCGTGCCAATGTCGCGCTGGATACGATCTTCACCGCGTTCGCAGACAAGGCGGGGCTTGGCACGGCATCGTACGCAGCCGTCGGCACCGCCTTCGGCACCGCGCAGTTCGCAGCGGCGACCGGCGAGCCGCTGGGCGCTGAACTCGGGCTGCTCGCCATCGCCGAGGGTGGACGCATCTTCGTGGACGAGGATGGCGTGCTCACCTTCAACGACCGCACGACGCATCAAGCTGCGCTGCAAGCGCCACTGATCACGCTTGATAAGGAATCTTATCCGTTTGAGATCAGCATCCTCCGCAACACGGAGACGGCGGTCAACCGCGCCCTGCTTGAGTACGAGGATCGTGCCTCGGCGGTCAGCGATGAGACGGTCTTCCAGATCACCACGCCGATCACCGTGCCAGCCGCAGGATCGGCAGACGGCTTCTTCGTGCCTGGCGAGATCACGCTCAGCATCGAGGCGCAGGACAAGACGCGCTGGATTGACTACACGCCCGTCACTTGGGCGTCGGTAGGAACGGCTGGGGGGAATAACCCCAGCGCTGCTACGGCGGCCTCTGCACCCACAGGCGGGACAGCGATCCCGATGGTGCAGGGCGATCCGCCTAGCCTCGTCTCGCTAGACGGCAACCTCTACTACGAACTCACGGTCGGCGGCACGGCAACCGGCGACGGCAACCGCGCAACCGTGACCTTCAAGAATATGGCGGCGGCGACGGCGATCTATGTGCAGGCGTTTACCCTGATCGGGAAGCCAGCACGCCTCTCCTCGCTCTACGCGACGCAGGCAGATGACATTGACGGGCAGGAGCTGCTCGGCGGTCAGATTCTGCCGCTCAGCCTCAAGAATCCGTACCTGCCGAGCACGGACAAGGCGTACACGCGGGCACTTGACCTGCTCTTCTTCCGCAGCGTCCGACGCCTCCGCATCTCGCTGGAGTCTGCGCCAGGCGTGCCACTCAAGGCGGGCGAAGTATTCGGCGTGTTGGATGCCGCAAAGAGCAAGACCTTCTTGCAGCAGGTCGCAACGATCAACTGGAGTTTCAACGCGCAGAGCGGCTACGAGTGCAGCATCGAGGGCTTGCCCGCGCTGCCAGGGCCGCTGCAACTTGAGTTCGGCGATGTGGTCGCCGCGCCGACCGATGTCATCACGACGGCACTCAACGAAGGGCCGTGGTACTGGGCACCAGCGGGTGCAGGAGATAGCGCGCTCACTTGGGATAACAGCCTGTGGGGGCCATTGTCATCACCGACGCCAGTTGGTGATGCGGTGGGAGCCGTCACTGATACAATCACGACAAGCGTAGTCCAAGTCCTTACCTGGGATTCTGGGTATTGGGATGTGAATCCGTGGGGTTGATAAATGTTTGATTCTATTTGGAAGCCAACAGGGGTCGTGACGGTACGACTCACGCGAGCCGACGGCTCGTTGATCACCGAGCAGGTGCAGCCGAACACCTTCACGCTGGCGGGCGCAACCCGCATCGCGGCGAAGCTCGCAGGCGAGGCTGGCACGCTGACCTCCACCGATATCCAGTCGTCCTTTGGTGGCACGAGGATCTACGACTTTGACTCCACCGCTGGCTTTAGCGGCACGGCGACCCTTGAGACGACGATCTACCGGCAGGGTGCTGGCGCGTTCAAGATTGAGGCCGCGCCTTCGGGCACGCAGTATGTCTTTGACGCGACCACGGTCACCTCGTCCACGGCGGTCACAGGATCGTCCATCGAGGTCAGCCTCCGCTTCACGACGCTCGCCAATGTGAACAAGTCCAGCACCGAGCTGCGGATCTTCACGGGCGGCAACTCGTCCAACTACTACGGGATCAGCGTGACGAGCATCGAGTCTGCGCTCGGCGCATTCGCCGACGCGACTTGGAAGATCTGCCGCATCCCGATCTCGTCCTTCAATATCACGGGCGGCGCGCCGTCCTTCAACGCGGTCACCGGCATCGGCTTGAACCTCGTGGCTGGCACGGCTGGCACCGCGACCGCATACATTGACAACGCCTTCGTGGTCAACGGCAACAATGACATCACGGCGTCAGCCTCATCCGTCCCTGCGGTCTACGACACGCAGAGCGTGACTGCGACCCGCGTCACCCGCACGGTGACCTCGGTCGCAACCTGGGGGCTGAACACGGCGGTCGGCGAGACCTTCTACATCTTCGGACTTCGGGATCACGGCACGAATCTGCTCGCGATCACGGGGTACGGAGCAGGATCAGGGATCTACAAGGAGCCAAACTCAATCCTCACGGTCAGTTGGGCGCTGACCACCACAGCCTAAAGGAGGCTTAGATGCCAAACAGCGGTACGGTCACAGCAGGCAGCGCAGCGCTGGCCTCGCAATACAACAATCTTCGCGACGATGTGCTCAATGTCAGCACAGGGCATACGCATACTGGCGCGTCCGAAAACGGCGCGAAGGTTGCAGCGACTGGCATCTCGTCTGGCACGGCTGCCAATGGCGCAGTCTTGACCGCCGATGGATCTGGCGCATCTGCGTTCTTGGCTGCGGCTGCCGCTGGCGGCATCCTCAAGTATCAGGAGTTCACTTCGTCTGGCTCATTCGTTATTCCTGCAAACGCATCGTCAAGCGCAATCTTGGTTTTGGATGTTTGGGGCGCTGGCGCAGGCGGAGACGGTGGCAATAACCGAGGAAGCGGCACCTCAACTGTCGCAAAGCCAGGAGGCACAGGTGGCGCACACGGGCTGTTCTATTACCTGTCCTCTCAGTTTGGAACCGCTGGCGGAACGGTAACAGTGACGATTGGTGCTGGCGGCGCAGGCGGAAGTGCAACAAGCGCGACTGGTGGCACTGGTGGGGACGGCGCTGGTGGCGGAGAGACATCATTTGGTTCGGCTTCTTTTTTCGGCGCACGAGGGAAACCTTCTGCAGGCGTTTATCCAGCGCCATTCAACTCATATGAGGGTGCTTTATGGTTTAGGCTTAATCCTCAACCACAAACTGAGAATGTCGCAACGGGAACAGTAGTTTTCAATGATTTCGTCACAGATGTTTTCTATTCTGCGGGCGGTTATGGCGGAGTGGGAAACTCTGAGCAATATAGATCGGGAACAGACAATGGCGGCTTTGGTGGTGGCGGTGGAGCATCGGGCGGCGGGATCACCGCTGGAAATGTTGCGAGCCAGGGAGGCATCGGCGGAAAAGCCAGACTTGCTCCACGCTCAGAAATCGTTGGTCAAACTGGCGGAACGCCACAGTTTAGTTTCGGAAACGGCTCTGGCACGGCTGGTACTGCTGGAGGAGGCGCTGGTGGCGCTGGAACTTCAGGAACTGGTGACGGCGGCGGTGGCGGTGGGGCATCCACTACGGGCAATGGTGGCGCAGGCGGCGCTGGTTCCACGCCTGGAGGCGGCGGAGGAAGCGGCGGTGCGTGTCGCACAGGATCAACCTCGGGAGCAGGCGGAGCAGGCGGCGATGGCCGCGTGAGAGTATGGGTGATTGGATGAGTACCTATCTTGTAATCAAAGACAATAAGGTCGTCAACACGGTCGTCTGGGACGGCGAGTCCGACTGGACTGCGCCTGAAGGCGCGACCACTCAGGTCGCGCCCGCAGGCGTGGGCATCGGCTGGACGAAGAGCGGCAGCAACTGGATCGCTCCAGAGCCACCGCCTGCGCCTACGCCAGATCCAAACAAGGTCAGCGCACGCGAGAAACTCGCCGCGCTTGGTCTGACCGAAGCCGAGATCACCGCGCTCCTCGGAGCGTAAGGTGACCAAGAGCCAAGTTGACGCAATCCTAGAGCGGCTTGATCGGATTGAATCCGATCTTGCCTGCGTGCGCGTTGAAATGGCAGAGACCCGAGGAGCCTACCGATTGGCGAAGTTCGTCATCGCGCTGCTCGGAATCAGCGGGCTGGGAGGCCTGACAGCCTGGCTTTCTAACAGTAAGTGAACCGCCGCCTAGTCGCTCTCGTGGCGGCGGCGGCGGTTTTCTTGCCGTTCGCGCAGGTCTACGCGCTCGATGAGCTAGACGAGTGGGAGTTCAGCACGGACTCCAACGGCACCATCGTGCTCAACGAAGATGGCTCAGCCACGCTTGGCGGCGCGAATGACCCGCTGCCGGAGCAGCCGCGCTGGAACGCGCTCACCAGCCTGACTACAACCGCGCTAGAGGCTGAGACGGCGCAGTACCTCTGGTCATACCTGACCACTGACGGCGCGTACTACGACAAGCCGCAGTATCTAGTGGGCGGCGAGTGGCTCACGCTCGCAGAGGGAAACACGCAATCAGCGACTGGCTACATCGAGGTGGTGCTGGCCGCAGGTGACCTGTTCGGCTTCCGCGTGCTGAGCACGGATTCGTGCTGCGGCATCGGCTACCTGACCATCGCCGTAGGCAGCCCTACGCCGTCCCCAGAGCCGACTCCTGAGCCGACCCCGACACCTACGCCAGAGCCGAGCGTAGAGCCGTCTCCGTCGCCTACAGAGCCACCTACGCCTGAGCCAACGCCAGAACCTACGCCTGAACCTACTCCCGAGCCAACCCCGCAGCCAACACCTGAGCCGTCGCCGGAGCCGTCGCCTGAGCCAACGCCAGAGCCGACCCCAGAGCCGACGCCAGAGCCAAGCGAGGAGCCATCCAATGAGCCAACACCTGATCCAACGCAACCAGACGAGACTGCCTCACCCGAGCCGACGACCGCTCCATCCGAAGAGCCGTCGGAATCTCCTGTGGTATCTCCTGATCCCACTCCTGTACCTCCTGACGAACCCGAATCCCCTCTGCCAGATCTAGGCGAGGCCGCTGAAGCGGCTGCCGAGGTTGCAGGCGCAGCCGTGGAAGCCGTTGCCGATGCGCTCGGCGACATCGCTGCAATCGGCGAGATCGGGAAAGACCTAGACGCAACTGAGAAGGAAGAGGCGCAACCGATGGCGGTCGCCGTCATCTCCAGCCAGATCGCCAGCGTCGCAGCGGCGGCAGCAAATGCCGCACGCAGCACGACCGGCGGATCAAGCGGCGGAGGTGGAGGCGGCGGAGGCGGCGAGACGGGGGCGCGTAGCAGAAAGGGCCGCCGCTAATGTTCAAGAACATCATCCTTGACCTAATCGGAGGAGCCTGGACGATTCTAGGACTCCTCTTCGCCGTAGTCGTGCTCCCAGAGGGTCAGACCCAGAGCACGATGGCGGCACTATTCATCCTGTTGACGATCGCGTGGATCGCTACAGGGCCACTACGATGGAGGGAGTAAATGGCACGAACGACAGATCACATTGACGACATCCACGAGCAGGGCTGGACGCGGGTTGATACCGCACCAGGCGAGTGGGTCGCGCTCGTTCCAAATGAGGACAACAGCGCCTTCGGCGGCACGCTTTGGAAGCGTGGCGAGGATGGCAATGACTACAGCGAAGGCTGCACGGCGGGGCATCCTGTCAGCGCCGCGAAGGGCTTTGAGGACGCGGCTCGTGCCGTCGCCGTGATCGTGAAGCAGGAGAACCCATCGTGAAGATGCGGATCAAGTCGCAACTCTACTCTGACGCCGAGGCGCAGAAAAAGGTTGGCGCGGTGCTAGATGACTGCGGCCCGAGCAGCGCGGCTGCGGCGGTCGCCTATGTCAACGGCTACAACCCTGATCTCCAGGCATCCGACGGCGTGGCTGCGAAGGCGCGTGCCACCGGCTTCGTGGAGAAGCAGGGCGTGAGCGACAACGGCTCCAGCCTGCCAGAGTTGATGAAGACCGTGCGCGAGCTAGGCGGCAAGGCTCGTCCCGCCGACACCTTCGCCGAGGCGGTCGAGGCGGCTAAGGCGGGCGCAGCCCTGATCTTGTGGGTGCAATGTCCCTCTGGGTACCCAAAGCAGGCGCTCTCGAAGTGGCACCGCAACTGGGCGTCGTACTGGCAGAAGAAGGACCCGAAAGTCATCGCCGCAGGCTACGGGCATATGACAAGCGCCTCCTACGACTCGGACGCGCAAACCCTACAGTTCGCCGACCCTACCTTTGACGACAAGAATCCAAAAGAGCAGTTTGCCGTGCCAATCACGGAGGCTGACCTCAAGGCCATCGCATCGGGCAAGCCAGGCTCGCCCGCATCACACATCGTCATCGTGACGAAGAAGGAGACCGTATGAGCAAGTTCACAGCATTCCTCGCAACGACCTCGGTAGACGAGGCGATCATTGACTTCCTCCGCACCGGCTTGAGCACGGCAATCGCCGTGAGTCTCGGCTTGGGCATCCCGCTGATGGACATCTCGGGCGGCGACTTCCGCACGATTATCAGCGCCTCGCTCGCCGCTGGGCTTCAGGTCTTGCAGACCTACCTCGATCCGTCCAACGACCGCTACGGTCTCAAGACAAAGCCTAAGAAGTAGTGCCAGACACTTGGCATAGGTAAGGCTGTATGTTGGTGATCGCGGCACAAGCCGCTTGTGGAAGGAGGCAATCACCGTGTCTAAACTCGCGGCTGCGCTTGAAGCAGTCTCAGCAACGAAGAAGGGGCCGCAGTGCGGGGTCTCTGCACTTCTCGCCCGTGTGGATCAAGAAGAGCGAAAGGCGCTGGTGGCAGCACTTGCAGATCCGACACGCAACCGGCGCATCCTCTCCGAAGCGATCAGGAACGCCTACAAGGTAGAGATCGCGCAGGAGACGCTGGCTCGCCATATGCGCGGTCACTGTAAGTGCCCACGATGAGCGACCTAGAGAAAGCCCTCGCGGAAACGCAGGCATACGAGGAGTTGCGAGCGGCGCACAATCGTGCGCTCCGTGCGCTCTCCAAGCGTGACAACGATCAGGCTGAACTCGTGGATGCGGTCTACCGCGCCGCGAAGGATGCCGCACTGGGGATGAAGATCCCTTCGGTTCCGACCCCGAAGCCGTCTGGCAAGAAGGGCACGCCTGAGACACTGACGGTGCTGCTTGGCGACTGGCAGCTCGGCAAGAACTCAGAGACCTACAACATCGAGGTGGCGAAGCAGCGCATTGACCTGCTCGCCCAGAAAGTCGCGCGGCTCATTGAGTTGCACGGCGTGCCGGTCAACGAGATTCAATGCGCGCTGCTCGGGGACTTCGTGGAGTCCGACGGGAACATCTTCCCAAGCCAAGCCTACGAGGTTGAGCAGGGCGGCCTGTATGTGCAGATCTTTGAGGGCGCTGCGATGCTCGCGCAGTTCGTGCGGGCGATGGCTGCGCTCGCACCGAAGGTCACCGTTCGCGGTGCCATCGGTAACCACGGCAGGCTCGGACGCTTCGGCGATCACAGCAACGAGAGCAACGCTGACGCGATCCTGTACCGCGTGGCGAAGGATCTCGTGAAGGCAGAGAAGCGCATTGACTGGAAGGAATCGCTCACGATGGGCGGTCGGCACTGGTACGACACGCTGGACCTGCCAGGCGGCAAGACGGCGATGCTCGTCCACGGCGATCAGTTCCGTGGCGGTGCCTTTGGGCTGCCGTACTATGCCATCGCCAAGCGCGCGCAGGGTTGGAATCTCAGTGTCCAGCCAATGGATTTTCTGTTCTACGGGCACTGGCACACGCCAGCGCGACTCGTCTTGAGCGACGGAGCGCACACGGTCTGGGGCAACGCCAGCATCGAGTCGTCCAATCGCTATGCACAGGAGTGGCTGGCTGCATCTGGCACGCCAGCTCAGTGGGCGATCTTCTTTGGCAAGGATGGCCCGACGGCTGAGTATCTCGTGCGGCTTGATGGTCACGGTCGCAAAGCGCCGTGATCCGCAGACCTGCGATGTCTGCGAGGAGCCATCTGAAAGGGTCTACGCCTTCGGCGCGCTGATCCTCGGCATTGACCTTCGCACCGGCGATCAGATCGTCAACGAACACCGCATCTGTTCTGGCTGCCTTGAGGTCTTGGTTGATCTCGTGCTCCACGATCAGATCCCTCCCGAATGACTACGCCTCTGCCTTCGGGCAGGGGTCTAGGGCTGGAGGTGGCTGGGCGCGAGCCTCCCGCTGCCTGACCTCCTCCAGCCCGCCACACCCTATTTCGTGCGTGAAATAGGGTGTTGACAGGGGGATTGGTACGGGCGTACGATTACCCCACGAGGAGGGAAGACAGCCCTCCCGAAGTTCTAGGGGGTAAAGAAAATGAAGAAGGCAACAAAGAGCCAAGTGTTCTGCGCTGATTGTGGCGTCAGACTCTCAGACTCAATCTACCCGCCAGCACTCAGTCGCAGAAGCCGACGCGATCTGCCAAACGGATCGTTGAAGCGCAAGAAGTATGTCTGCCACGGGTGCAGCGTGATGCAAGCAATGGAATCACTTGAATGGACGGTGCGCTGATGAGGACGATGATCTTGGACGCACTCGCACTCGCAGCGTTCATCGCGTCAATGATTCTGCTCTTGGCAGTGGGGTCAATGCGATGAACGAGAAACTCAATCTTGACGATCTGTTCGTCGTCATCGGACAGGATGACGAAGTGAACGCGAAGGTGAAGAAGGCACTCGTCGCAAAGATTGCAGACGAATGGGAAGGGCCGTACAAGCCCAAGCCCGCGAAGCGCCGAAAGGCGAAGAAGGAGGCAAAGTGAAACTCAATCGCAGAACCCAGCCGCTGGTTTACAGGCGAGTGCCTATCCGCACGACACTGCTCGATGAGCAGCGACGCAGCGATCAGCAGCTTGACATCGCCATTGGCATTCTCGGCGCGATTCTGGTGGTGATGATGTTCGTGGTGGCTGGCTGATGCCGGTGTACGAATACCGCTGCGGCGATTGCGGGGCGCGTGAGGAGCACACGCATTCAATCAAGGAGATCTACAACCCGAGGTGCGCCAAGTGTGGGCGCTGGATGCGGATGGTCTACACGCCCGCTGCATCGGTGTTCATCGGCGAGGGCTGGGCAAAGAAAGATCGGCAGAAGAAGGAGGCAAAGTGAGCAAGAGGTTTGAGTTCGTGAAGGCAGAGCAGCGCAGCCCTGAGTGGTTCGCGCTTAGGCACGACGGCATCACGGCGACGGAGGCGGCGGTCATCGCCGGTCTCTCGCCGTACAAAACTCCCTATCAACTGTGGGCAGAGAAACGCGGAGCCTATACGCCTGATCCAGTCGGGCCAGCCGCCGTGCGCGGCATCCTGCTCGAGAGCACGGTCGCGGAGTTCTACGAGATGGAGACAGGTCGTGAGCTGCGACGAAGCAACGGCATCGTGAGGATCAAGGACATCCCGTGGGTGATGGCATCGCTGGATCGCACCATCGTCGGCGAGGAGGGGCTGGTTGAGATCAAGACGAGCACCTCGCCGCGCTGGAGCCTGTATCCCGTACCGCCCGAGGTAGAAGCCCAAGTGCAGTGGCAGATGTTCGTGACGGGCGCACCGTGGGTGGATGTGGCAGCCCTCTTGGGCGGCCTCGTCTTCCGCATTGAGCGCGTGGTTGAGGACTTTGAGTTCCAGACGCGGCTCTACCAAAAGGCAATCGCATTCAGGGATTGCGTGATGAACGGCACGCCACCGGCGCTGCAAGGCGAGGACTCGGACGCGCTGGCTGCGGTCATCCCGTGGTCGGGCACCGATGAGTTCGCGCAGGCGAACGATGGCATCGAGCGCGTGGCTGCGCTCTACGCCGAGAAGCAGTACGAGTCCAAGCTGCTGGATCAGGAGTTGCAGAATCTCGCGATCTCACTCAAGGAGGCGATTGGCGAGAAGGCAGGCGTCTACGGCGAGGGCTGGCAGGCGACTTGGAAGCAGAACAAGCCGACCGTCAAGACGGATTG